ACCGTGTAGACGGACCGCGTGTACTCTTTAAGCACCGGGAATCCGAGAGGTTTTCTCTTCCTCTTTCTGTTGCTCTTGTATGTGGGAAGGATATCCTTGCGCCAGTTGACCTTGTCCGTGTACGTAATGTACACCTTGGACGCATCTAGCTTCTCTTTGATGTCAGCTATCCAGCAGTCAAACCTCTGGGACGCCTCTCGCATGTCACAGTGAAGAGTCCAGATATCATTGCCCCAGTCCCACGCAGTCTCACAAGCCAGCAGGACTTCGTAGATGACAATGTCGCCGTCAAGAAGTATATTCCTCGTCATCAGGAGAGCCTCCGGCTTGTATCGCAATCCGCCCAAGCTCGATCAAGCCCACGCAACTGTGATAAGAACCACTGAAGGCTACAGTAAGGTCTTCAGTCTGTCTAGTTCGCTTGGCTGACCCAAGAACGACTAGCTCATCGAACCGTTTCTGGAGTTCTTTAATCATCTCGTCACTAGTTACGAATTGCAGATCAGTAGTCACGACGCCGTCCTTTTCAGAGCTTTCAACCGGAATAGCAACGACTTTCTCATGGCTGACCCCGGCGGGTATTTACGTATACGCGACAGCAGTATAGCTTGAATTTGTTTTTCTATCAAAAACTCAGCCAACTCTTTAGACACTGACTCAGCAAGGGATCCGTAAGCGTTCCATAAGAAAACGACCCTGTTTAGGGCCGTCCTCCTGCGGGCTACTGCACACGAGCCGCCGAACATGTCACGCATTTTCTCAATGACGCACCTACTGGTTGACTCAACTTTGATGTGCGAAGTCTTGTGAAACCCGAAGCAGCCCTCGCCGTCTACCAGCCCTGCTGCGTATGCTAAGTCAATGCGTCTCTGCCCAGTGTTGTCCAATGCTGTACTCCCCGGTCAACGGACACTTGAATCTCAGCTCCTCACCGGCCTGTTCCATTGCCCGGACAGCAGCCCTACCTACAGCATGAGCGCAGTCGTCCCTAGCTTCGAGCTGTATTTCATCATGAATATGAGCGACCTGCTTCACCTTGTCAAGGTCTTCCATGTTCTCTGACCTCAGTATTGAGTGTAACAAGCACGTCGCCTTCTTCATAGCAATGGACCCAGCAGACTGGAGAAGCAGATTCAGTGCGCTGTGCTTTGACCTGACTCGGAGAGTCCGCCCGTCGATCGACTTCAAGACTCCTAGCTTGTCAGCCCTGTATTCGACAGCGTCCTTCAGATACTTCAGAGCGGGCATCCGGTTCAAGAAGACAGACTTCAAGTGCCTGCCGTCCGCAGCCGTGCCGCAGACGATCTTCCCTATTCGTGCTGCGCCTGCACCATACAACAGGGCGTACACGAAGACCTTTGCTTGGTCTCTATCGTCGAGACCTGCTGCCTGCCTGTTGATCTCATGGATATCTCCTTCAAGGATCGCGTCACGGTACAGGCCGCCGTCGTATTTGTGCGTGTAGTGAGCGAGGCAGCGAAGTTCAAGCCCGCTCATATCTGCGCCCACTAGTCTGAACCCTTTAGAAGCGCAGAACAAGCTCCTGCACTCACGCCCCCAAGGGGCGGTGGCTCTAGGAACTTGAGCTACGTTCGGCTTGCTGTGAGTACACCTCGTGGACACGGCCCCGCACGGGTTGACTCTACCGTGGATCCTTCCGTCCTTCTCTAGCTTGATCCAAGCCTCTCGGCCTTCAGCTACTTGACCCAGCCGCTTGCCTAGAAGCAAGTACTCGATCAGCGGCGCACACTCAGGATATGTAAGACCTCTAAGAACTGTCTCATCGATCTTCGGACGGCCTTCCGGAGTGAACTCCTGAGGCTGCCACCCATGCTTCTCGATGAGTCCTTTCGCAATCTGGTCCCTTGAGCCGGGGTTAAACGGAATGGTCTTGACCCTCCGCTCTCCTGCGAGAAGACGAGACCTGATTTGAGTGGGACAATCCTTCTTCTTGTCGTATTTTTCATGAGTCTCCGGGTCGTAGTAGTAAAGGGGGGTCTTCATAGGGATAAGCTGAGGCGGGAACGCGGCTTTCAACTTCTTCTGTACTTCGTCCTTAGCGGCCAGCAAGGATCCGTGCAGCTCCCTAGCCGCGTCTACGTTGAAACCGATCCCGTTTCTCTCTTGTTGAGAGATGATGGCCGCGAACTCGTGTTCCAACACAGTAGGGTTTTCAGGCACGTCCTCAGCCTGAATCTTGTTCCATAGAGCAAGAGTAACCCGAACATCTTGGACACAGTACTCGCCCATCTCCTCCGTATACTCATCCCAGCAGTTGTCCTGCTCTCCGTAGTCACCCTTGTGCATCCCAAGCCTGTAGCCCCACGCCTTCAGTGAGTGACGGCCAGCAAACTTCTTTGGGAAGTCAGGGTTCTGCCAGTCAGTGTTCGCTATGTCAGGCCAGACCATGCGGGACATGACGAGCGTGTCTCTGACGCAGCCTTCTGGCTCCCAGTCAGGGTATAGACGCTGGATAGCCCGCACGTCGAACTCCTGAATGTTGTGACCGATGATCACGTCAGCCAGACGAAGCTCTTCAAGTCCTTCTTCGATGGTGACCAGCCGTGGATCGTCACCGTTAGTCGAAAGCGCGACGCAGTGAATCTTCTTCAGACCCAATAGAGTCCTGAAGCACTTGATCGCGTTCGTTTCTATATCAAACACTACAGTGTGCATGATGTCTTCTTTCTGTTGGGAATCCCAACGCTAGGCTTCCGGTACTTCAACAACCTCGGGAGCGATGCACTCATTGAGCCGACCAGTGTCGCTGCTGTACTCAAGGACGGTTGACACGCCTGTCTCTCCAGCATAACGATTCTTCAGCACTCTGAGTGACATCATGCGGGCTACGCTTTCGTCCTGCTGATCACGCTCACATCCGATCACAGCATCGCTGAGCTGGGCAATGGCATGAGAACCCCGAAGCTGGCTCAGGCTCGTCGAGCCCCCCTCTTCATGAGCCTGCCCCATCGGTCTTTTAAGGTGGGACACAAGCACGAGGTGGATGTTCGTTTCCTCCACAAGCGACCGCAGCTTCGTCATCGTGTTGTCGATGGTCCGTCGCTCGTCACCTGACTCAAGCGCACTGACGACGATACTGAGGTGATCAAGGAATACGAACTTGCACTCCATTGCACGAGCCATGTACCTGACACGAGACAACAGGTTAGCCGGATCGATCGATCCCCAGTGGTCGTACAGAACCATGTTGCCTGAGCCGACCGTGGCGTCGAACGCTTCTTTCTTCCGCTCAATAGAGATGTCTTTCTGAGGCCACAAGTGTGGCGGGATGTTCATGCGAAGTCCCATGATGAACTCACTCGTCTTCTTCACCGACTCTTCAAGAGCGATGTAGCCGACCTTCTGGTTCATCTCCACCAAGTAGTAAGCCAGCTCACGCGCCACGCTTGACTTGCCGATGCCTGTGCCCGCCGTAAGCGTCACCAGCTCTCCGCCCCGCATACCGAACAGCTTCGTGTTCAGCGTCGGCCACGGATACGGAATCGACGGAACCTCTTCATCATTCGTGATGACATCCCACAGCTCTTCTCCGGGTACGACTCCATCTGGTCGAAAGGAACGTGCGCTATACACAGCGTCGATCAGCTCCTTCACCTTCCCTCCGACTATGCAGTCATTAGCATCCTTGAGAGGCATCCCTGTGACGATCTTCGCCTTGCCGGGGCTAAGCTGCTGGGCGGCTTCAAGAGCGGCGGCTCTGCCCTGCGTGTCCTGATCAAAGCACAGGACTACACTCTCGAACGACTCAAGCCAGTCAATGTTCTGCGCTATAACGCGGGCGGCTGACTTCACTCCGTTAGGAACGGATACGACCGGCCACGTAAGATTAAAGACTTGAGATACGGAGAGTGCATCAAGCTCACCCTCAGTGATCGTCACCATCTTGCCTGACTCTCTCCACAGGTGAGAGCCGTACAAGGACGCTTTCTTAGGCTCCCCAAGCCACCTGAATGTCTTGTCCTTGAACCTCAGCTTCTGTGCGATCAGGGTTCCTGCGATGTCTCTGTAGTTCGCTACTTGTACTGGGCGTCCTTCGTATGTGCCGATGCCGTAGTCAAACTTCTTACAAGTATCTTCAGTGATACCCCGCTTCTGCAACGGCACCACCTCGTAGTCGATTAGATCAGTCACGATATGAGTCTCTTTCTGTTCAACCGGGGTTCCGTCCCCGTGTTCGTAGTAGTCACAACCAAAGCAGTAAGCGTGGTTGTCTGTGTATCTAGCTAGATTATCTTTCGAGCCACATCTTGGACAAGGCTCGTGTCTTAGGAACTCGCTCAACTCTGGCCACCTCCAAGACGATGCCGGACTCCTCTGCAAACTCCTTTGACATTGAAGCCCATACCAGTTGGTCGTCGTCTTCCCACACAATGCCGTTCAGAGCATCGAGCGTCTTAAAGTAATTGTCCACGTCTCCAATGGGGGTAGCCCGCTTTGATGTACGGGGCTTCACTATGTGGAATGAAGCAGATACGGCGAGACTACCCTCCAAAGGAAACGAACGTGGTAGCTTTGCATTGACAAACAGTTCATCAGCAGTTCTTCGGAAGGCCGTGTATCGCTTCCCATAGTAACACCTGCCAGTCCTAGAAAACCTCGGTCTAGAGGCAGGGACAGGAACAATAGGAATAAATATCGACCAACGGTGTGCGCCTCTATAGGCTTTTACCTT